TCCTGTGCAAGTCCTGCACCAATGCCTTCTCATCGGTTGTCTTGTAATCCATGAGTTCAATTAGCTGCCCTGCGGTCAACTCATCCGTGAACAGCGTTGGCTTCCACCACTTGCCTCCAGCTTTGAATCTGCTCTTGAACTGCATCGCAGGGAGTTCGTTCCATTGGTCGATGATGGTCCTGTAATGCTTTGCCAGCTTGCCTGCCTGCATCTCTCTGACCAACTCCACGCTGATACCCTCGGTGATGGCCACCACTCCCACACGCTTGTCCATATCGGAAAGAACTGGCGACAACTCAATCGCAGCCAACCGTTGGAACTGGTCAATGGTGAGGTCTTGCAGTTTCATGGTTTCAGTCCGTAGAAGTAAAGGTCTTCGCCATGAATAACGGCTTTGCACTCCTTGAACTTGCAACCGTGCAATGCTGCCAAAAGCATCTCATCATCGATGTTCATGTAATAGTCATTAGTGGCTGGGGAGTCGCCTGGATTGCTTCGGCTTGTTCCGTGTTCGGGTCTTCCGGGTGCAGCACAGGTAATCACGAGCAAGCCTCCCTTTTTGGTCAAGCCGTACATTGCTTTGACCGATTGTATGTAGTGCTGGTCGTGTTCCAGCATTTCACCTGATATGACCACATCAAACCTCTGCTTGGTGGTTTTGGCCCATTCGTGGACATAGCCGACCACATCAACATTCCGACCCTCGCAAATATCAAGGCCGAGGTATTCGCAGTCCGTAAAGAATTGGCGATTGTTGCCGTTAAGGTCTTGGCTTCCGACATCAAGGACTGACTTGCCTGTAAAGTAGTCGGGGAATTGAGCCTTGACCGAGTTGATGAAATTGACTTGTTGTATGTGCATGGTTAGAAGGTTATGACAAAGCGTTCGGGCGAAGGCCAACCAGGGTTCGTATCATGCACCTTGGCGTCAGGTTTCTTGCCTATCCAATGCTCCGCCTGCCAACGGTGTTCCCTGACAGGCTCGCCCAGTTCCTTGATGTGCGAGGACTTGGCCCACCAATAGGTCCCACCAAAGTAGGGGTAACCCATCGGATTGTTGTGGTCCGCCATGTGCGGAAACTGCTCCTTGGTAATCCAATGGCAACCGACCGCATCCACGCCTTCGAGCAGTTGCAGGCAGCGTTCCCATGCGACCACATTGAAGAAGGTCATGCTGCGGTTCCAAAGCTGGTTGATCAGCGATGGGTCGCTTGCTCCCTTGGTGTGTGCATACAAGTATACGGCATCCTCATCCTGACTCGCCTTGTACATTTCGGTCAGGGTCGCCTGCTCCCATGCGTTGGTGCGTGTAACGACCACCTTGACCTTATCGGCAACCATCGAGCCTTCCAGTACCTCCTTGACCGCCTTGCGTTGTTCGGGTGGACCTACGATGCCGACACGGATTTCATCGAGTGCGTTGATCAGGCCATAATTGCACACCGCCATCATGTGCTGGTTCAGGATCAGCTGCCAGTTCCCTCCGCAGTAGATGTGGTAGTAGTGGACAATCTTCACAGCGTCAAAGATATGACCACCGCTCCGAGCAGGCAGGCGAGGGTAAGGATCACCAGCACCGAGGTCAGCACTTTGCCAGCCTCGATGATTAGGTCAATAATTTGGTAGAGGTTCATACCGCAAAACTACACCACAACGTACTTGCCACTGTTACTAACTCGTAACTTATTGAGGGCCACATACCGCATCGCATCGCAGGCGTGGTTGAAGGAGTCAATCGGCACACCCGTATTCTTGCCCTCCTTGTCGGTCGCCCAAGTATAGGAGCGCAGTTCCTTGATGAGGTTGGTGCTGTCCTTGGTAACCTGCAACTTGTACCGCTTGAGGATGTCGATGCCATTGCGAATCGAGTCAGGACCCTTCTCCGCTGGCTTGATGTTAAAGCCAAGTCGGTAGATTTCCTCGATGCTCTTTGGCTCTGCTGAATCGGCAACTATCTCCCAAGCCCTTGTGATGCCCAAGGACCGCAGTTTGTCTGCGATGTCCTGATTGGTCAAGCCAGTTGCATAGAGCAATTCCTGCACCAAGAGGCAGTCGCCTTGCCGATAGATAGCGACCAATGCCGTAGGGTCGTTGCTGAAGCCCCAGTCAAGGCCAAGGGCAACGAATTTGGCTTTGCTGACATCTATGCCCTCCACAACCTCGAAGTCCTCGTATATCGCACCCTGAAGCGTTCCTACCTGACCGAGGCCGTACACCTTCCACCAGTTCGCCCAGTACGCAGAGGTTTCGGCTTTGGTCTTGGCTTTCTCAATCTCTCGGATGATGGCAGGGTCAAGTGCTTGGTTGTCCTTGTAGGTAACGAGCAGGAACTCCGCATCGGGGTCGTGCATCAATTCGGTATGCGCCCAAAACTCTCGGACTGGGTTATAGTCGATGTAGATGGCGGTCCTTGTCCTGATGGCCAGTTGGTGATAGGCTTCCCATGCGATGTTGTTCGCCTCGTTAACGAATAGCACATCCCTTCTTGCCCCTCGCATCTTGTCGCTTTGGTCAGCGGAAAAGAACTCGATGTAGGAGCCATGCGGGAAGTCGTAGCGTAGCAGCGTTCGGTTGTAAAGTTCCTCTTGGTATAGCCCTGTCATGTTGAGCATCTTGAGGAAGTCCTTGAGCGCACCCCTGCGAAGGTGAGGGATGGATTCGGACACGACTGAAATCTCAAGCGGTCCGCATTCGGGGTTGGCTGCATAGGAGTAGAGCAAGGACAGGATGGCGAAGGTCTTGCCTGCCGATGAACCGCCTTGGACTATTCGGATTCGTTTGCGGAATCCATCAATCTTGATTGCCGTTGTTGTTGGTGTCAACTTGTAGTTTTACGCCCTGCCATATTGGTTGAGGCGATATAGATGCAGCGACCTCCTGCTTGGGTTGACCGTACACCCTTGATAGCAGCGTTTCCATCGAGTAGAGCGTTCCCTTCTCGATGGACTTGCGGATGGCCGAGGCGATGGTCTTTTCGAGTACCGTTGCCGTTGGGTTTTCGTAAACGCCCTTAATTTCTTCGAAGGTCATCGCCATCATGTTTTGGATGGTGTCGTTGATTTCGGACCGCTTGTAGCCTTGGTCAATCAGGGTGCTGACATACTTGCGTGGCCGACCGTTGGGGTTGCCTGACTGCCCCTTCTTGAACTCGTGTTGTTTTATATCTTCGGCACTCATCTGCTGTTATTCTGCTGTTTTGTACGGCAGGCCGTTCCTCTTGACCTCCAAGGTCGGGTCGAGTTTAAGCATCCTGTCCACGATGACTTGGCAATACTTCGGGTCAAGTTCCATACCGTAGCATTTGCGATTGAGTTGGTGGGCGGCTACCATTGTCGAGCCGCCTCCTAAAAATGGGTCACTAATAAGCAATCCATCAATTTGATTAAGCATTTTGCTGATTAACTCAACAGGTTTAGGTGTTGCGTGTTCGCTTTCTCTATCTCTTTTGCATTGCAAAACATTAGGCGTTTTGCCATCTCCTATTTTACCTGCCAATTTAGAACCAAACAAACACAATTCGTGCTGATTTCTAAACGGCATACCCATACCCATTTGCATTTTATCCCAAACAATCATATTACGCACCCTGTACCCCTTTGCTTCTGCAATGTCTTGATTATATACCCACATTTTCCAGTCACAAAATATAAAAGCAGAATGTGCATTATTAAAGTTCGCCAAAACTTTGTCCATTAACAAAATGTAACCTCTTGTGCTTAGGTTGTCTGTTGCAATTTGCTTATTCCCTCTTGCTCCTATACTTCCGCTTGTTTTGCCGCTTTCTTGAAATCCTCCGCTTGAATATGGTGGGTCAGTATAAATAATTTCCGCCTTCTCTCCATCCATCAACTTCGCAACGGCATCGCTATCCGTTGAATCCCCACAAAGCAAACGATGCGGACCAATCTCGAACAGGTCGCCCAGCACGATGTCGGTCTGCACTTCATCAGGCATCTCGTAGTCATCCTCCTCCGCTTCCAGTTCCTTCGCCTGCTCAAAGTCGGGTAGGTCAAGCCCCCATTCTTGCAGTTCCTCGGTATTCCATTCGTTGGCAAGCATTTCCCAATCCCACTCCCCTCCGCTTACATTGTCCTTGATGATAAACTGCCTTTGCTTGTCCTCATCCCAATCCACCACCTCAATCGGCACGTCCTTCCAGCCTGCCTCACGCATGGCCTTGAGCCTCATGTTACCTCCAAGCACGACCATATCGGTATTGACCACGATAGGACGAACCTCGGCCATTTCGGGAAGGTCCTTGATGGACTGCACGAGTTTCTTGAACTTGTCGTCCTTGATGACCCTTGGATTGTTTGGGTTGTTCTTAATCGTGCCTATGGGTACTCGTTGCATCAGTATTCGATTTTGTCAATAAGGTCATCAATCTTGTCCACTATCTTCATCTTGACCGCAAATGCGTTCGGAGCGTTGGAATCATCCACCGCTTGGATGCAGTCGCACAGGGTGGTGATCACCATCATAAGCGATTCCATGCGAGCCTGCACCTGCTCATCATTCTTCTCCTTTAAGTTCGCCAAGTTCCCGAAGTTTATTCCTTGACCATGAAAGAGCCGACTTACCACCCCACAGAAGGTACGAGATGTAACCGCAGTCCGAGGTGTCATCAGCGTTGTCGTAGTAGGTTTCAGCCCTTGAGAGATAGGAGTGCATCCGCTTGATGGTTTCAAGGCTGATGCCTTCACCAGCTGCAAGCTGCCTCGCCCTGACCTTGCCTGTTTGCGTTGCGCACTTGTTGCCATTCCTTTTGTTCAGTTCAATCCCTCGCTTGGCGTTGTTGCGGATGCCCTCACCGTAGTCGGCATAAGACTGGAACTGGCTGCGTTTGTGATTCGCCCAAAGTGAGCCACAAACGGCAAGGCGTTGAGCCGTATCGGGGAACTCGGCATTGGTGCTGTCGTTGGTCATGCAGCGACCGATGAAGCTGTCCTTGGATTCGTTATTGTTCGGGATTGGTAGGGGCATTCAGGGTGTGGGTTACGGTGTTTTGGTTGGTTTTAATGAACAGGTCAGCCTGAAGGTAAATGTATTCAAGGGCTGATTTTACGCAGTCTGCGCACCACCAATTTGTATTCGGTCGGCCGTGAGCGGTCAGGATTGCCTGCAGGTCTGCGGTAGCTTCGGGTGTCAGGCGCATAGTCAGGGATGCAACATACTGATCCCAGTACTTGCGATGCTTTTGGGCAACGAT